TAAATGTGCTAGATAGGTAACATTTGTGTTTATGGTTGACATTATGTGTGGGATTGTGGTAATTGGTTGTGTGAGCGCGAGATGGACTTGTGCTTAGAAACTTATTTATATTATGCCTAGAGGCGACTCATATCAATTACAAGGCCAAATGGGTGGCATCGTGCTTACTGGTGCTGACAGCGCGACTGGTCTATTCCGTTGGATTCAAGCAATTACTGACAGTGTAATTGAGTCTGGTGCTGGTGAGACTGCTGGCAACTTGGATGACATTTCCAACCTTGATGGCAAGACGCTTGCTGCTGGTGCTGGCATTGGTGGCATCTTTACCAAAGTTCAAATTAGCTCTGGTACAGTTATTGCGTATTACGCCTAATGTCGCAGTTCCGATCCACTGGTGGGTTAGACGATGCGATTGCCGATGCAGGTGATCGTGGGTTCTATGGCGTGAATCGTAGGCTTCAGCTCAACCAGTTGCAGGAGGGTGAGGTTAGGGAGAGCCTTAACGGGCGGATGGAGGGTTACTGGAAGCCTCGTAAGGCGGTCATTGCCCAGAAGACCAGCTTGACTACTGGTGGCACTCCGTTGAGGTTGCCGTTTTATTTAATCAATACCAGCAAGAGCATTACTGCGGCATCGGTTACGGCTGGCGTTTTAAGCCTTACAATTACTGGACATGGATTTGAGGCTGGCAGTACTGGTTATGCAACTATTTCTGGGCTTGCTGGTGATGTCACGATTGATGGGGTGCGTGAGTTGACCTATGTTGATGCAAACACAATGAGCTGCGTTGTGGCTGGGTTGACGACCATTAGCGACCAGACTGGTACGCTTAGTGCGACCTTAATCAATGACAATGTAGTGTCTGACGTGCGTGCCTCTTGCTTGTTTAGCAATCCAAATGAAACCAATAAGGAGTACATCCTTGTGGCTACAAATGCTGGGGTTAAGAAGATCGAGGTATCCAAGCTAGCGGATGCTGGTACGGCTGGGGTCACAGATTTGACCTTCCCTACTGGCATTACCTTGGATGCTGGGGTCGAGGTGTCAATGATACAGGTCTTCGATAAGGTTATAATCTTTCGTGGTGGGCAGTCTGCGCTACAATGGGATGGTGTTAGCACCCAGTTCTACAAGGTTCCCGGTGGCCCGTACCAAGCAGGCAAGGATTACAATGGTAACAACAACATTACCATGAATAATGGGACAGCCACCATCACATTAGTTGCTGGTGACTACCAGTTGTCTAGCGGTATTGCTAAAGGCGTTGGGGTTTTTTATGATATTTCAAGTGCTACTGCTGGTACAAACATCGTTACCATTGTAACATCAACAGCTCACGGGTTGACGACTGGAAACTCCGTGTTAATTAGCGGGATAACACAATCCGCTGGGCCAGACCCTAACGGAGTGCGTGTGGTGGTCACGGTTACAAACACCACCACCTTTACAATTCCTCTGACTGGGGCTACTGGAACATACACTGTTACTGGAGCTACGGTTCGCAAGGAAAGCAACACCATAATGTTTCCTGCGTTTTTCGATGATGGGTTTAGCCCATCTCCAGTAGATGACTTCTACAATAATGCAACGCTTTCGATTTCCGCAGCCACAAGAACAATCAATGATTACAACGGAACTACTAAGGTTGCGACATTAGCGACTGGTTCATTTTTTCCTGATACCGAGTACGCATTTACGGCACTTCAAGATAATCCATTCTCAATTGGGCAATCACTAAGACTGGCTAAAACTAGTTCTGCGTTTGAGGTTCTAAATGTTGGTGACATCTTGAATGTTTCTGGGCTTCCAACATACAATAAGTGGACATTTTTTACTACTGAGCCTAACGGAACCCATACCATTCATTACTCCCAACAGGAGTCTATTGGTCTTGGGTTTTCTTACATGCCCGGCCCACCTTGGGCAACCTACTTCCAACGCCGCCTGTGGATGCCTTACCTGTACGAGAGTGGTGGCACATTGACAGTTTCGACTTACACCAATCGTGGGATTGCCGATGAGATCATCGCTTCCGACATCTTGGACAGCAATACCTATGATCGGGTGCTGAATCAGTTCCGTATTTCTGGTGGCACGGCTGACTATGTGGTGGCCATGCACGGGTTTTACGACGATGCGTTGGTGGTAATGAACCGCAACAGCATCCATGCGGTTGTTGGTACGCAGGGAGGCCTTGCTGACACCGTGGTTAAAGAACTAACCAGCGAGGTGGGTTGTTTGTCTCGCAAGTCCGTGGTGATGCAGGCTAACAACTTGATATTTTTGTCTGATAACGGGGTTTACGCCCTTACCTTCCTTAACGATTACAACCTTCGTGGTACGGAGGAACCGCTTTCAAAGAACATTCAGCCATATATTGACCGCATCAACGCCAGACTAGCTGGAAATTCTACTGCGGTTTACTACGACAACAGGTATTACCTTGCAGTCCCGCTTGATTCTGTGGTTGGTGCTGACGATGCACAGGGGAATAACGCTATTCTGGTGTTCAACTTCTTGAATAAGGGCTGGGAGTCTCTTGACACCTATGGAAGCTCTGGTTTTTTGATTACAGACTTTGTAACTGCTGGTGCTGGGGTAAGAAACGACCTTTATGCTGTATCATCTAGTGGTGGAATCCATAAAATGGAGGCTGCTAATTCTCAAGATGACGAAATTTCCGCAGAATTTGGAAGTTCAAACATTGTATTACAGTCAATTAACTCGTCTTTGACCACCCGTGGGTACGACCTTGGGACACAAGAGCGTAAAAGGTTTACTGACTTTCAGACACAAATGCAATCTTCCCCTGCTGGATCACCATCTACCTTTGATGTTTTGTTCTCAACCGAAGACCCAGACAATGCCTTTCCAATTGGTAATACAACTGACCTAATTGGTGATCTTTCTAACACAGATCAAGAGGAGGAAACCGCAAATGTTAGGGGTCGCCTTGGAGGTCTTCGCGGCTATACGGGGACTATGATCTTGACAAGAACTAGTGGTTCACCCAAGGTGCATTCAGTTAAAATATCAGGAGCGGTTTCCAACCGAGCAATCATATCACAGAAATAAGTTATGCCAGTCGTCGATACAACAAACTCATTTGTTAATAACGAACAGATTACATCTGTAAAACTAAACAACATTATGGACAATTCGTTTTTTGTCTCTAGTGCTGTTGTATCCGGTCAAGGATTGCAAATTACTGCTGGAGGTCAGATGACCACTTCTAACATTCCGGGTGCTAATATTGCAAGTGGAACTATTACTGGCGGAACAAGTGGAAAGATCGCAAATAACACAATTACTGATCTTAATATTAACGCGTCCGCTGCTATTGCTGGATCTAAACTGGCCGATAACTCAACTTCTGGTGCTAAAATTACAGATGCGTCAATCCCTGCAACCAAGTTGAATGGAGCACAAGCTGGAACTGCGCCAGTATTTGGCGTTAGAGCTTGGGTTAATTTTCAAGGTACTGCCACAGCAAACATCAGTGGCACTGCGGTTAGGCTATCTGGGTCAACTACAGCAACAATTACAATTACAAATCACGGATTGTTAACTGGCCACAGGGTTTATATTAATTTTGGTGCAACAATAGCAGACTCGTCTTACACTATCACAAAAGTTAACAATAATACATTTACAATAGTTACTGGTGCAAGCACCGCAGCAACAACAACAGCTACCGTTGTTTTGGTTGTTATTCGGGCTGGAGGAAATGTGTCTTGTGTTTCAAGACCATCCACTGGAGTATTTTTAATCAACTTCACTGAGGCAATGCCAAATGCGTTCTATGCTGGTGTGTGTAGCACCAATAATACTAGTCAACCTCGTTTTGCTGCACTTAATCGGGCGGATTCGGTAAATTCATACGCAAAAGTTGAAACAGATGATGGTCAACCATCTCCATCAAATTTTGATGAGAATAGTGTAATTATTATTGGATGAACCAGCACCTAGCTAAAGCAATAGCAATTTATGAACAAGAAGGCATCGACTTCCAACAACTTCTCACATGGCACTTATGTCATGGCGTTGTTATTTGCGATATGGATTGTTTTGCTATGGGCTTTAGCGTGTTCCGTCAAAGCCCAACTCAAGCAGTCCATGTTGACGACGGGGACACCTTGTTCGTTACATTCACTACAGGGGATGTGCGCGGAGCATTGCGCAAATACATTCAACACCACGACTTTATCGCATTCCAGCGCAGCTTTAAAGGAAGTGATCGCATAAGAATTTACGACATGTACGAGTTTTATTCAAAATTAAAAGAAAGTTAATTTCATGGGAAGTAAACCTAAATCAGTAGAAGCACCAAAATTCGACCCGTCTGGCGATTTGTCACAAATGTTGTCAGCATATCGGCAATCAATGCCCGGTATTCTTAAATTTGAACAGCGTTATCGTCCACGGTTTCAAAAGCTAAATCTTCAGGATGTTTCCCAGTTCGGACTGGGTTTGCTTGGGATGTCTCCAGAGTTTACCCAACAGACGGCACAGCAACTTGGTGCGGCGCGTGAGGCTGAACTTGGTCAGATGACTGGACAGGCTGGACTTACTCGTGGGTTGATGGCGGGTCTATCACCAGAGCAAGCAAGCGCGGTTCAGCAGGCTCAACAAGAGTCACAACGGGCATATGCAGCCGCACAGGGCGTTACTCCAGAACAACAACGCATGTACCAGCAAACCGCTAGAGAGGGCGCACAGGCCGCTGGTCGGATTGGAGGAAATGCTGCTATTGCCTCTGAGATCATGGGTCGTGAGGACATCATGGCACGGAAACGAGCAGAAGCGGCACAAGCAGGACAACAAGCGTTCAATCTTGCAGGTCAGTTTTACACCGCACCCGGACTCCAGCTTCTTGGTAGCCAACCTCTTTCTTACCAAGTTGGGAACCAGATGATGGGCCTTGGACTTGACGCAATCGGTGCTGGTAAGCCTCAGCTTTTCGATGTTGGATCTGCGCTTAATCTTGGGGCAGCAGAAAGGCAGAACATTGTGAATGCACAAGCTGCCAACGCACAGGCAAGCGCAACTCGTTCTGCTGGCATGATGGGGGCAGGTGGAGCTATTGCTGGAGCTTCTATTATTGCAATCTAATGTTTAACAAAGTACAATCAGCCATTAAGAATATTGAGACATGTTTAAGTGTCTCTAAAAAACCGTGCCTTGCTTGGAGTGGTGGCAAAGACAGTATGGCATTGCTTGACCTTGTATTTAAGAAAGTCGGAGTAAAAGTTCCAATTGTGTTCTACAGAGAGCAATGGCAACCCAGTAAATATGCATTTCAGAATAGAATCATTGAGGAATGGGGTCTTGAGGTGTACACATGGCATCCAACATTCTCTTCATTCCAACAGACTGACGACGAGTTCGAGGTGCAGAACAAGTATATCTTTGACAACACTGACATGACTTGCCCTACTGGCATTACGCCAATTGAGGAAGGCAAACCGTGGGTGTGCGCTATGGATATTTATAACCGCCCAAAGAACCCCGGCATTATCGCAGGATGGGATGGGATGCTGGTTGGCCACAAACTCTGCGACTCTGACCCAATCTACGGTGGGGATGCTGGAGTGCGCGTAGATGTGCGTATCAACCCCGGACAGTGCAACGCCTTCTACCCAATGAAAAATTGGACGCACGATGATGTGTTCCAATACTGTGAGGAAAACAATGTGCCAATTCAAACTAGCCGATATGAAAAGGCAAATGGCAAGTGGTCAGAGAAGGTTGACCGAACACACAATTGTGACTATGTTCATGCTTGTACTGCTTGTATTGACCGTAGGGAGTCGGCCCCTAAATTTGTGCATTGCCCAAAGTTGGACTGCACAATTGAAAACATTTCACAACGAGTACTATGGTTTGACCAAAGTATTCCATCTTTCATGAAAGACTAATAATATGCCATACGGACAAGGACAGATGCTAGGAGAGGGTGTAGACCCACGGATGTTTGTGCAGGATTACTCTGGCTTCACAAGGGCTGCGGAGATCCAAGCACAGGGGATGCAGAATTTAGGGGCTGGTATTGGGCAAGCAGTTGCTCAAGTTGGAGATTACTTTAAGCAACAAAAAGAAAAGGCTAAGTCTGTTGATACAGCAAGCCGTATTGCTGGTTTGCTTGAAGCTAAAGCACCAGACCTTGTTCCTGGGATTGGGCAACTTAAAGCTACTCTTGACGACCAAGAAATACCATTGTCTCAACGAATTTCTGCGGCAGAGTCGCTGTTTAGCACGATGAGAACTGGTTTTGAAGTGCAAAGTCTAATTAATCAAAACGCAATGATGAACCTTCGCCAGCAGAAGTTTGCTGCATCACAAGGTGGCGGAGGATCTGGAGGGGGTACTTCTGGTGGCGGTGGAGACTCTTCAAACATTAATCCATTTACTGGACAACCTTACTAAAATGGCTGAGCAAATTCAATCTTTGTCTGGTCTTCTTCCAGAGTCTTCTCCATTTGGCAGAAAATTCATGGAGGCTGATGTTCTTATTTCTGACCTTGAAAACACTGGTTATAACAAACAGGCTCAAGATTATAGAAATAAAATTATCTCTCAAGTTGAGCTTGGGAAAAGAGCAAAGAACCCAAAAGAAGTTAGGGCTATTGCTGGGAATATCGAGGGAATGCTTGGTGGTTTGAAGTCGCTTTCTAAAACAACCCTTGAAAAGAAGCCTCAGCCAGATGAGCCATACACCTACATTACCCCAGAACAAGAAGTCCAACAATATGGTGGGCCTCTTGAAGGAACATATGTAAGGAAAGGTGCTGGGGGTAAGCCAGAGCGAATAGAGCCAGGTAGAACTTACGCAAGTCCAGAGGAACAGCTTAGACTTGAGCAACTTAAGGCGGCAGATCAGACATTAGGAGATGTGAAAAAAGAAGCTGAATCATTTCTTAAAATAACACCAGAATTGAATCAACTTAATAATTTGCTAGATAGTGGCGTTCAAACAGGTAAATTTCAAAATGCAATTTTGCCACTAAAACAATTTGCTACTGACCTTGGTGTTCCTGTTGGTGATGTCGCAAGCCAAGAACAATTTAGAGCCATTTCTGGGCAACTCGCTTTAACATTTGGTCAAAAATTAAAAGGCAGTATGTCAGATGGCGACAGGGCATTGCTTGTTGATAAAATATCTCCATCTGTTGGTTTGACTCCAGAGGGCAATAAAATGATCATTGAATTTTATAAAGCTGGAGCTGAAAAAAACAAAATGATTAGAGATACTGTACTTAGAGGCAGAAAAGAAGGGAAGAACCCATATGAGATTGAAGAAGATGTAAATAATATAATTGATAGTGATATTATTGTTGAAAAGGTTACAAAAAAATTCCCACAATTGATGGAGCAAGGCCAACAAGCCACCCAACCTCCAGCAATCAACTACACCCCAGATGCTCAAAATGCTCTTGAAAGAGCTAGGGCATTGCAGCAAAAAAAATAAATGGCAAACGGTAAATTAGATCAAGAGTTCAAGCTGAAGTTTAATGAAATCAACTCAGCTATGGCAGCTCTTGGTGGGGCCTTGTCAACTGCCGAGCAATCTGGAGATCAAGGCGCAGTATCTCAAATTACATCTGACATCCTAGCGCTTGAAGGAGAGGCAGCCAGGCTGCAACAGCAACAAATTGAAATTCAATCTCAACAGGCTCAGCCAGAAGTCGATTCAAGGCAAGCCGCAAGAGAGTCGCTTGCAGAAGGAAACTACAAAGTTTACGAAGATCAGCCAAATGTAAGAGTTAGCTCGCTTTATGGATCTGGCTTAATGGCTGCTGGGGCAACCCCAAAACAAAACAAAAAAGAAACCGAAAAAAATCTGTCTACTCAGATTGCCCAAGCTCTTGGTGTATCAAATGAAAATGTGGACTTGCAAGAAGGCTTGCCCGTGTCCGATAGGATTGCTTTAGACTGGTTTCAAAACCCAGAATTAAAAGCCGAGTACATAAAAAAGAACTACCCAGATAGCTCCGAAGCATTAGTTGTCGATGGGGAACCTGTTTTCGCGGTACAAACAAATGATGGTAAGGTTTCTTTGTCCACAGGGTCTGGCGGTGCAATTGAAAACGCACTAGCAATTAGCGGTGGGCTAGCCTCCGAGGTTTTCCCCATCCTTGGGGCGGTTGGCGGAGGGGTTGCAGCCACTCCAGCCGGAGGCGGTGCTGGTAGTTTTGTAACTGGCCCACTTGGGGCAATGGCTGGATATACTGTTGCCGGAACAGCTCAAGATGCCGTTGTTCAGTGGCTAACTGGAGTAGACCAGCCGGCAACAAGAACATTTACCGATAGGGGTAAGCAAGCACTTATATCGTTTCCTATTGATCTTGCAACGGCCGGAACAGGAAAGTTTCTAGCTAGGCGCATAGGGGCGGATGTAATGCAAGAAGCTGAAAACGCCACATTGCAATCAATTGCTAGACTTGAAAAACAAGGCAAATTCTTTGATGTTCCTGCTGGCGTTCGGTTTGGCCCCCAAGGGATGGAATCACAGAAAATTCTTGCATCGCAAAAAAACGGCAAATTGCGGAGGAGGCTTGAAAAAACGCAAGAGCAACTATTCCAATATGATCGGGCGTTAAAAGAGGGGCTACCGAACGAGGCTGGAGCATATCAGCAAACAATTGAAAGCCTTAAAAAAGAATATGATGAGTTGACCAATCAAATTGCTGGCGACGACCAGCAAATGCGCAAACTCATTCAAGGTAATTTTCAAAAACGGGTTGATGCCCTACAAGTTGAAAGACCAGATCGTGAACCCGTTGGTAATTTCTTCAAGCAATATCTAGATACCGCTGAGAAACTGGCAAACGATGCTAAAAGCGAGGCGTTTGGAGAATTCTATTCAATTGCGAACAAGAACAAGCTGAAGGTAAATCCTGATGAAATGGCAGACATCCTTCTTTCTGTAAGAAAAGAAATGAAGGGAAAAAGGAACCCTGCAACTGATGCCATTGAACAAGAGCTTAGGCAAAGGAAGTTCAAGCAAAAAGAGTACAACCAGTTCCTCAAAGCCGTTCAAAATGGCGAAGTAAAAGGAGATCCTGCGGTTATTCGTCGGCAACTTGACGACCTTAAAATTCAAGGTGGCCCGTTGGATTATGCAACAATGAACGCCTATATTGAACGAATTGCAAAAGAAGTCCCAGAAGGCGGGGCAACTGGACAGGCCATTCCAAAGCAGGTAGCGGATGTGGCATCAGCGAGACTCCAAGCATTTAGAGATAAGATTTACGCTAGGGACGGAATGGATTCAGCTTGGGGAAAAGCCAGAATAAAGATGCAAGACAGAATGGCGTTTGAAGGCCAGACCCCCGCTAAAATGATGAGGACAATGTTTGGCGATGATGTAACCACGCCATCACAAGTTGTTAACACATTGATTTCAGACCCAACTAAAACAAGGCAAATATTCTCACTTCTTCAGAATACGCCAGACCCAGCAATTGCTAATCAATTGCCAGCCCTAAGAAAGCAGGTTCAAGACATTTATCTTGATTCAGTTGGCCTTGGGCGGGTGCCTGGAGCCGACACCAAATTTGTTGACTTCAACCCAGAGGTTGTGAAGGTGCTTTGGGGTGTTGACCGAAAAGGAAACATAAACGAATTAGTAGGCCAACGGATGGTTCAAAAACTTGACTATCTAAACAAATCGTTTGCTGATGCTAAAGTTCCAATCAAGGATATTGCGCCAGATGACATTGGTGCTTATTTTCAATCTCTTGATGAAAACTCGTCAAACGGTTTAGCTAAAGCAATGGTGTCTAAGGCTAAAGCTCAAGATGATCTTGATAGATTTACAAACAATAAAGTTGTTGAGCTTGCGTTAAAAGGCAAGTGGGAGTTCCTTGATGGAGACTCCCTCCCAAAAGCATTGATTTCTAATACAACCTCATATCGTGAAGTTGGCAGGGTTTTGTCCAAAATGCCAGATGAAGAAAAATCTGTTTTACGGAACGACTTTATGAGGGAGTTGTTAAACAATTACCCAGGAGGAGTTCCAATGAGACGCGCTCCATATGCGACATTTTGGGATGCTAAAAGATTTTTGAAGGATGCAGATATCCCAAAAGGAAAATCAGATCTAATTAAAAAAATGGAAACGATTCTTGGGACAGAAAAGACTCAAGAATTTATAGATATTTCCAGGGTAATGGATGCAACCACTATATCTGGCGCTCCACCGAAAGATCAGATTAGGGCTACACTTGGACTTGGTGGAGCTTCATTCTATCTTGCTGAAGGCCTTAAGTCTTACACTAGGAATGCTTTTTACTCTGCGATGCTTGGGTCAAAAGCGGCAGATAGGTCTGGTCTTCTTAAGTTTATTGCCCGTGACGCAGGGCCACAAAAAACAGAGGAGGCATTCAGAAAGGCGATCAAATATACAATTGGCACTAGAGCGGGTGTTCAAGCACTTATGGAGCAGTCGCGAAACGATCCAAGGGTTGCCGCAGAACTTCAGAAATTTGGAGCAACACTAAAGAAAAGCGAACTTGAGGCAATTGAAACAATAGATAAACAATAAAATGCCTAAAGCTGCAAGCAAAAGCAAAAAGCAAGTAGGCTATCTGCTTAGTAAGGGTTCTCCGCTTTCCTCGACGCAACAGAATAAGCTCAAAAAAGAGTTGCACTCTGGTGCCGTTAAGGTTAAAAACGGCAAGAAGACCAAATGAGCGACGAAGACCTATCAGCGATTGATAGCAAAGAGGCGATGAAAGAGTTCTTCCTTGAGGTCAAGGAAAGGGCTAAGCAATTCCCTCGGAACACTATCGAGAACTACAACCCGAATGTGGCGGCACAGATCCTCTGGATGCTGGCGCAGGGTGGGCGTATCAATGCTATTGCCAAGAAGTGCAGGGTGACGCATGAGACTGTTCGTGCGCTGGAGTGGAGGCATAACGACACGCTGGAGTCAAAGCGTAAAGAGTTCTCTAAACGCTACGCCATTGCTGCGGCTGAGTACACAGACCTCTTGTTCGAGAAAGCCGAACAACTGAGCCGTGATCCAGACCAGCTTAAGGCTATCTCACCAGACCGATTAGCGTTGACTATTGGCATTATGACCGATAAGGCTGGACAGCTTTCGGGCATGGCGAGTACTATTGTCGAGCATCGCAAGGGGCCGTCTATTGATGATGCCGCCAAAATGATTGCGGAAGCTAAGTCTAGGATTGCCAATAAAGTCAAAACGCAAGCGGTAGAAGCCGAAATCGTAGAATGATAGCAGAACCAGAATCAAGATACGCTGATTACGCTAAGGATGGTGGTAATCTAGTTCGCCACTACATGGTCGAGCATGACGGCGTTCAGCACAAGTGCCACACCAGTGTTTACGCTTCGTATCTAGCAGAGAAGTTTGACGCTAAGATTTGGAATGTGGTGCTGGAGAAGTTCGTTAAGCCCTTCATTGGCGTATGCAAACATTGCAAGAAGCGTCGAGAGCTTCACTTTGTTGACGGGAATAGAGGATCGTTCCCAGCGGAAGAGGATACATTTGGATGTGAGGAATGCGGGAGCGTTTACAGGATTGTTGACATTCTCATGGAGACAGGCGCATACAAAACTAAGTAATGCAGTGGCGCAAACATCCAATCCTGCAGCCTCCCAGCGATGACGAGGTAGCATTGATGGAGCCAGATGATCTCATTGAGCTTCATCGGATTTACCATGAGGCTATTGAGAACGCTGAGAAAGACCCATTCCGCTACGGCTTTAGGCTTCCGCACTGGGAAAAAGCTGAAGAGCAACTAGCGCAAGTCTCTGAGGTTCTGGCACTTGGGGGCAACAGGTCCGGGAAAACTGCGTGGGGTTCTTACTGCGTGGTCAAAGCCGCCATCGAGAACCCAAAATCAGAGATCTTCTGTTTCGCCCAGACATCGGAGGTTAGCATCCGCCAGCAACAAAGCGCGGTGTGGAACTGGTTGCCGCATGAGATGAGGACAAAGCAAACCTCGGCTAATGCCTACATCTCGTACACGAAGAAGAACGGGTTTACGGACAACTCGTTGATCTTGCCTAATGCTTCGCAGATTATCTTCAAGACCTACTCTCAGTATCAGAATAACCCAACTATCCTAGAAGGCGCGGAGCTTGGTAGCCGTGACCCCCAGTGGCACAATATCGGAGTATGGCTCGACGAGTACCTTCTTGGTAACGAGCTTATTGACACCTTGCGCTTCCGTCTCGCTACCCGCAACTCCAAGATGCTGGTAACATTTACCCCGATTGATGGGTGGACGGAAGTTATTAAGGAATACTTAGATGGTGCTACAAGCGTCCAGAGCGTCGAGGCTGAGCTGCTCAACGGCGAGCTTGTCCCCTATGTCCAACGAAGTAAAAAGCGCAATGCCAGCGTCCACTACTTCCATAGCAAGGATAACCCTTTCGGTGGCTACGAGCGAATCAAGGAGACCCTAGTTGGAAGGCCTCGGGAGGAGATTCTAATTCGCGCGTACGGGGTTCCAGTTAAGTCCCACGCCACCAAATTTCCCCGGTTTAACAAAGAAGTCAATGTTGTCCAGCCATCAGAGATCCCAACTACGAATGTTACTCGCTATCAGATTATTGACCCAGCGGGTGCGAAAAATTGGTTTATGGCTTGGATTGCGGTGGATGCGTCTGGTACATTTTGGGTATATCGTGAGTGGCCGGGTGTCGATGTAGGAGACTGGGCTGAGTGGAAGGGTGGCAAGTGGATGCCGGGACAAGGGGCTAAAGGACAGGGGTTTGGTATCCGTGACTACATGGACTTGATTGCCGAGCTTGAGGGTGACGAGAAGATCTTTGAGAGACTAATTGACCCTAGGCTTGGAGCGGCAAAATACCAGTCTGCCGATGGTGCATCTTCCATTATCGAGGATTTGAATGATGCCGGCATGGTTTGCATTCCAGCTCCAGGGTTAGACATCGACGATGGACTACAGGCACTTATTGGCAAGATGTCATGGGACACCGCTAGACCTGCAGATTCGGTCAACCGACCGCATTTCTATGTCTCATCAGAGTGTGAGAACATTATCCAAGCTCTGAGTGAATACACGGGTGACGGGGGCTTGAAGGAAGCATGGAAAGACCCAGTCGATGTGCTGCGTTACGCCGCCATTGCAGGAATAGATCATGTTGACGAAACCCGAAATCTTGCTACAAGACAAGGAGCTGGAGGCTACTAACAAGCTATGAAGACTCAAAACAAACCGATAGTTGCCGAGGAACTTATCATCGATTGCCTGAAAGAAGCGTATCTCAAGAGGGCAAAAATGGAAGAATATGGGAAAACTCCTAGACTTACGGAGGAGATTGAAACCCTTGAACACGCTATTAAGTACATGAAATCTAAACTAAACCATGAAAACAGCACCAACTAACAAAGCAGCAAAGCGCGGTCGCCCACCTAAAGCTAAGCCAGAAACCCTTGATTCCCCCGTGGAACCTCAAGATGACACCACCTATGAGGGAGATTATCTAGTTATCCGCAAATGCCCAAACCCTAGTTGGGTAATGGTTCGCATGGATGGTGAAGCAGTCCCAGTTAAGGCTCCACCTAGGGTTTCGCACAAACTAGTTGGCAAACCTATAAAAGTTGTTATGATACGCCCAGAAGTAGGCGAGCAGTTCTACGAATACATGCCATCATGAGCGCACCAACAGAAGAGCAAGAAGAGTCGATGATCTACGCCGAGGACGGCCCTAATGTCATGGCGTTGGCTGATGCCTACGACAATTGCCTTATTAACTTGGAGGAATACTTTGAGGCTTGCTTGCGCTCGTATGATGACCGCCGTAACCTTTGGGAAGGGAAATCTGACGACCTCCGTAAACAAGGTGCAAATGCCTTTCCTTGGCAGGGAGCTAGTGATATTGAGGTCAATGTCGTTGGGGAGCGTATCGACGCATTTGTGGCCATCCTAGACCAAGCATTGCAGCGTTCCCACATTAAGGCGTTCCCGACATCAATGGCATCCATGCCACGGGCCTCAATGGTGTCTGGGTTCCTTAAATGGATGCGCTCGTCTTATATCCCGAACTTCCGTCAACAGATGGAATTGGGTGCTAATTATCTGTTAGAGAAGGGGTTGATGGTGTCGTATGTCGGATGGAAGCGTGAAAAAAGGACATATTTGCAACAGGTATCCATCGAGGAAATCGCACAAGTCTCCCCCGATCTAGCGGAACTTATTGTTAGTGGTGCGGATGACGAGATGGTATTCGGTATGCTTCAGACAGCGTTCCCCGACCTATCGTCAAAGCGTGCAAAAAAAGCCATTATGGATCTTCGTAAGAAGGGTTTGGCTGAAGTTTCTGTTCCTCGTACATCGGTAGATTGCCCAGTAGTTTACTCATGCGCCCCCGATGGCGAGGTTCTTTTCCCATCGTATGTGACTGATCCTCAACGCGCTCCGTAT